ATTATGATAATGATTATATCTTCATAAAAAATGGAACACTACAGAATAATGAAGCTACCAGTCACAAAAGATTAAACCTCTTTACAAGAACCGAAGACAAAGAAATATTCACTTGTGAATTTAGAAATATAAAAAATAACATTTTAGAAATAGATCTCATATTAACTGGTATATCAGGAGACATTCTTAATAAAACCTACAAAGTGAATATCCAAACATTTGAGTTAGAGCAATAAAAAAGCAACTACATTTGATATAGATATATTAGGGAATCTATAAAGGAATTCCATATTTCTATCTGTTTCCGAAGGCATATCATCTTCATCTGATTATGGGATAGGTGAGCAATATTCGTATTGGACAGCACAATCAAGGTGATATGAATTCAGCAATGATTGATATCTCTTGGCATTGTTTTAATTTCAATCGTATTTTTCTTCGGGAAATATTCAATAACTTCTGATCATTCTAATTTTATAAATGGACTTCATATAATTCGAGGTAACAGCCCCCCCTAACTACTACTACCTCGAATTTTATCAGTCTTCTTCAAGCAAAAGTTATTATCGAAATGTCAGGACTCAATGAGAACCTTGAATGACTCATCACCAACGATTACAACATAGAAACCTTTCGGAAGAACTACATTTGCCTCGCCATTAACCGTACCAAGGCTTTTGCAGAGACTGCCTGTCGCTGTGATAATGCTTACTTTAGCCGGTTGCGGAGTAGAAATGTAAAGTGTTCCGTTTGAAGCGCGAACTTTCGCTTTACTGGCTGTGACAATTTTATTGGCTACGTCAGTGTCTTTTTTAATTTCTATATTCAAATTATCCTGAACGTTGGATACCGTATAGATACCGTTCACATCAGGAGTAATCACTTCTCCATTACAAGTAACAATCAGTTTCAGATTATCCGGATTGTTTAGGGTGAATTTATACTCTTCTCCTTGCATAATGGAGCTACGATTGTAACCTTCAACATCAATAACAACAACTCCAGTTGGATAACTCATATGTGTAACTCTGAATTCTTGTTTAGATTCTCCAGGAATCAGTTCGATGGAAGTTATCAGATCCGGATCACCTTCTACTATCTTATATTCGCTTTCACCGATTTTCAACACCATGCACGCATAATCACCTTCTTCAACTGTCAACTTGGTCTGACAAGTAAACCCTCCATTACTCCATATTCTAAAAGGATGGAATTCTAAATTCTTCTCATTACTGATTACGTCTTTAGTCTTACCGTTCTTATCACAGTGGGCAATTGCAATGGCCCCCTGAAACGAAGGCGATTCGCAATGAAGACTGGGATAATTAACGGTGAATCGCTTTCCCGGTTCCGGTTGCTTATCTACTACCAGCCCTTTTTGCTGATTGGAATTCTGAGTGACACATAGGCGGACTTGATTTGCGAAGTTTCCTCCTTCATTAGGTTTGATATTATAAATGATAAATTGCTCACTGGTATAGTTGTACCCATCTCCGGGATTGAGGGCAGAAAGTGAAAAATATCCATTGTTTAGACCTCCCCATCCCCAGTTGAAATGGTACATCTCTCCATCACTTCCATCAAGAATGAAACTATGTCCTCCGGTTCCGGAACCGCTATAGATAACAGGGCGTTGTTCAGCAAGTTCCTGATCTATTTTTTTGTCCATTCGGCTGGTGCGTAATCATCTTTATAACCGCTCAGAACACTTTTATCATATTGAAAATGTAAAGTTAATGCATTAAGAATCCGGGCACTTTGTGCACCACTTTCACTTAATCCGTATTTCATGTTACAACTCACTCCACAGTGATAATTGAGACGAGCCACTGCATCTATATTTTGCTGAGTATAAGTAGGAGCTGTTCCCGAAGATCCTTCTAAATAATCGTCCAGCATATTGTCCCAATCGTAAGTAACATTAAAATCGGCACTATATCCCTGATCAGTCGTTGCACTTCCTATACCTTGTGCCGGGTATTTGTGATATTTCATGACGATCGCCATTGCAGTAGCGACACAACCAGTCACAGCATGGCCTCCGTTGATTACAGGACATTGCTCATTGAAAGGAGTACCTTGGTCCCAAGTAGCCGTTTTCAACAATGCTTGTGTACGCATATCACGAAGTTCAGATTGTTCTGCTAAAAGCGTTTTCCAAGCCGAACGGATGGTAGCATTTGGTTCCTTAATATTCTGACAAGCATATTGAATCTGGTCAGCATATTCTCCCAACCATCATTTCATATTCTCAGGAGCTTGGCTATAAGAAAAGTCTCCGGTTGTAGAATAGCCGAGAACCGGCAACGTACGATCATCACCCGATATGATTATGAATCCATTATTATTGCCACGATTGAAGACATAAAAATAGGTATTGTCTCCACCGGAACGTAATTCAGATTTGGCAGTGTAAGCGAGTTGCATAGACTGACTACTGCGGAGTTGCGGTCCTGAAATTTGTTTGGAGAAATTAGTAGCTGCTGCCTCCAATGCTTGATCAATTGGTACTCTTTCCGCATAGGTGGTATAGAGCGGAAGGAAAGATAAAATTGTAAGTAATGTCTTTTTTCTCATGCTTTAAAATGTTTAGTTTTCAAAATATACAGTTTGTATTATTTAACAAATATACGTCGTATAGTACAAATGATAAAATCAAATCTGATAGAAAAAAACTATATGGAAATTAATAAAGATAAGTGGCTAAAAAAGAAGATTATTAAGGAAAAATCGATAAATACATGAAAAATATGAAACCTACATATAAGATATATTTTAATGCTTTACTTAATTTTGCTATCGGGGGTATTTTTTGTTTTTCTTTCACCCCTCGAATAATATAACAATGAGTCCTTCATTATAGCAAAAAAATCAGATAGAAATCTTGCGATAACTATCTGATTTTCAAAAGAGCGAAAAACGGGACTCAAACTCGCGACCCTCAGCTTGGGAAGGCTTATAACAATTATACATTTCATTGAATTTTAGCATGTCACAATTAAATAAAAATTAATTATACCAAATTTGTACCTAAAAAATATAACTCCCTATTTAAATTGAGTAACCTCATAATGCTTAATTACTAATAACCAACTCCCAGTCATCAAGTACAATCATCTCCCAATTTGGAACGCCGTTTTCCACTTCGGTAACAGATACGCCATAAACAGAAAGACTCTTACCAAGATGGGAGAATTCAATCAGCGCAGCTTCTTCTCCTTTCTGAATACGAAGATTTAAAAAGTCACCCATCTGTTCCCAATCAGTAGGTCCAATAGCTAATGATTGGATCATCCTACCTTTGATTGGGGTACCAATGACAATATCCTTGATACGTTCTAAATATAATTGAGCTTTCTTGTAAGTCATAGAACAATGATAGGAATTTATAGCGGAAAACTAAAAGAAACAACTTATTCAGCCTCTCTTTCCCTACGAGATATTTGTCATAAGCCTTTTTGCCAAAAATACATATCTACAATCTTCATTGGGGGATAAAAACATTTTAGTTCTGTTTGAATGAGACTCTGGTATTGCTGTATATCATCTTTATTTCTTTCAGAAAATTCAATTATCTGCCCCAGTAATTTTTCATCAAACAACTTACTTTGATAAATACCAAACCCTTTTTTAAACAAGTTATCCATAGCAGGAACACAACCTATAGTACCTAGCATAATTTTAGTAACCAACGTATCTGTAGCACTAAGATCTAATTCAGTACCATCTGCTTTATAATATTTTAATCCACTATAGCAGTCTTGGATTTCACCATATAATTGCATGATTCGAGTAATATCTTCACACCCACACCATTTACCCCTCAAATCGTAAAATTCCCTTATTACCCCAACAGTTTTTATATGAATCTTATAGTCTTTCCAGAGTATACCACAACCACCTCTATACATCCCCCAACTTGCTAAATAAAAAGCGAGATGAAGTGCTAGCTCATCATCTTTCTTTGTTTGATCCTCAAAAGCTTTATAACAATGGTCCCATGATTTGAAACGATGATTAGGGTCAGCCTTCATCTTACATAAATATTTTTCGACAAATCCTTTTTCCATATCTAATGTAATATTTTTCTTCATAGTATTAATTATTTGATTCTACAAATTCCTTTAACCAATAAAGCCTATCAATTGATGCATTATAGAAGCCATCCGGGTAATGCTGTTTTACGTCGTTGATATTAGCACGAACATAAATGCTGGTGAGTAATATGTTCAGCTTCACTAAGTACGACCTCTTTGGGCAGCTGTGCGCTCTCAGCCCATTTTATTGCTATAATAAGATATAGTGTCAATTAGTTGTTGGGAATATTTATAAATATCATCTAAGCTGTTTATTTCATGCTTAGTTTCTTTTTTATTCTCATCAAAAGTAGCAATATATTTCTTTGTCACACTATTAAAATACATACGACAAATCGGTTTACGATTATTATCATCAAGTAATATAGCAAAATAAGTTTGTGCATCACGATATACGACTCTAGAAATATCAACGGCAGGGCGAAGTATTGATTTCACAATCATATAACTCTCTATTTCTTCTTCCGTAGTGACAATCTTATTATCATCCTGTAATGCTTCCTCTCTCTCAATAGAATCTTCTTGATTCTCTTTATTTTCTACATCAGTCTCCGTTTTCAAAGCCGATTTCAAACGTTCTGATATCAAATCATTAATATAGGTACTAATAGATTTTTTTGTTAAAGAAGTAAACTGGTCAAGTATTTTAGCTGTAATGACCCCATCATATACTTGTTTTGCAAAATATCGAACGAAGTCTGGTGAAGGGGCGGCAAATTCTTTTGCAATAATAGCTTTCAACTCACCAGTATATTTTAACTCACTTGCTGAACTTAGCACATTTTCAACATCGAAATAGGATTTATGAAATTTCTTCAATTCTTCAATCTGATTATCTTTCAAATCAGTTATGTCTACCTCCAAGAAGGGCTTTTCATCCATTTTATTCGGCTCAATCAAATCAGTATAAAAGCGATAGAGAATGCCATTTGTTAATAAACCAAATTTAGCCTTAGAAACATTAAAGTAACGGATTAGTTGATTATCATGCAAATTAAGATCTTGCGCCCAATGTTTACATTCAATAAGAAGTACAGGTTCACCATCTTTCATTATTGCATAATCTATTTTTTCTCCCTTTTTCATTGCTATATCACAAGTCATTTCGGGAACTACCTCTAACGGATTAAATACATCGTAACCGAGAGCATTAATAAATGGCATAATGAATGCATTTTTCGTAGCTTCTTCTGTAAGGATATTGTCTCTAAGCTTTAAGACTCTGTCGGAAAGCTGTTTTATACTATCTTTGAAATCCATAATGCGTGTTTTTATAGTTTATACTTTTACAAAAGAACACATTAAACTATACAAAAGCAAACTTATTTTGACTTTTCTTTGATTTCCGTCATAATTTTCTCCAATTCGGTTAATGCAACGGTGCCGTAAGGATAAATGGTGGGTAAAGAGGAATCCATAGTGATTGGGTCTTACCTAAAATTGAGAAGTAATCTGGAATTAGCAAAGGGGTAGTCTCTGCACGACTTTAGGGACTGACTTTTAAAATGATCGGTTATGAATTTCGAAATCAGACCACCACCAAGTATTTCACGACAATGAAGTGATTGTCGTGCCGTGGTAGATAAAAAAATCTTCTCTCACGCGATTATAATATAAGTTTGCAAACAGAAATAAAGGATGCGCTCCGTGGTTGCTGTGCATAAAAAGATTGCGTAACGGGGTTCGATTCCCCATCTGCTACAAATTCAGTCAAAATAAAATTCCCAAAAGCAGAAGTGACTGAGTCGCTGATGGGGACAACATTAATTCTAATGATGCAAAGGTATGAAAACAAATCAAGAAATGGTGCGATACATTGATAGTTTTTCAGTGGTTCAGCGCACAAGTGATGGGTATTTTGACGGTAGTGAACTCCTTCGACAGTGGAATAATGTAGAAAGAAATCTGAGGAGACAAATGAGTAATCTTTAGAATCTGATAATACATCAGAGTTTTTGAAAGCTCTTGCAGAGGATGAAAGCCATTATCCACCATATTCAAAGAATTCCTCTTTTAAATCAAAGAAAGTTAGTAAATCTCTTGTAAGTACAGTTTCAAGTACCTATATTTGTACTAACAAAAATATGAAGATTATGAAAACAACAAATTATACTGATCTAAGAAATAATCTCAAAAGCTATCTTGATGGGGTTATTAATGATAGTGAACCACTAATTGTACATCGTTCCGGTAATGAAAGCGTAGTGGTTATCTCTTTGGAAGAATACAATTCAATCAAAGAGACGGAATACATTATGAAATCTCCTGCCATGATGGATATAATCCGAAAAGGAGACGAAGAAATAAAGAATGGTGAAAGTGTTTCAGTTGACATTGAAAATCTATGGAAATAAAGCTTCTTGAACAGGCTAGAATTGACCTGGAATATTGGAAAAAGACAGGAAATAAAGTCATTATGAATAAAATAACGGCTCTACTCAAAGATATTTCAGAACATCCATATACAGGTATAGGAAAACCCGAGCCCTTAAAATATGAACTCGCAGGAAAAT